ATATTTAAAGTAGAATCTGTCGGAGTAGGAAGTACAGGATTTGTAGAAGTTCAGAGAAATTTTCTTGGTTCGATTCTAAATACCCACACTTCTGGATCAATAATAACGAAACTATCGGGAAATTATAGAATAATTGGTAGTAGAATATATTTTGCTTCAGCACCATATGGAAAAGTAAAGACTGACTTATCCTCAGAAAGTGGTGGAATAATTGTAGAAAACGAGATAAGTTCCACTTTCCACGGAAGAGTTTTTATGAGATCAGGTGTCCCAGACGGAACAGAAGAAACATATAAAAACAACTATTTGTTTGATGATATATCAAACACATTTGATTCCTCATCCAAAACATTTAATATAACATCAGGAAATCAAGATATTTCCGGAATATCTACGGACAGATCTATTCTATTGATAAATAATGTTCTTCAGATTCCTGAAGATGACTTCACTTTATCGGAGACATTATCATCCACTACTGAATTGAATTTTACTGGATCTGGAACCTCAATATCATATGACCCAAATAATGCCAGCGTACCAAGAGGTGGAATCCCAATATCAATAGGATCAAGTGAAGGTTTTGGGTATCAACCACTAGTATCTGCTGGTGGAACCGTGATAATTTCTTCCGCAGGAACTGTACAGTCAATTATTATTGGAAATGGTGGATCTGGATATAGATCAGGAATACAAACAAATATTAAAGTTGGTGTTCAAACTTATAGTTATGGAATTCCGAACATAGAATTTATTGGCACTGCAACTGTTCAGAATGGAAGTATAAACTCAATAACTATAACAAATCCAGGTTCTGGATACACTTCATCAAATCCTCCGGATCTTGTTATAGATCCTCCATTATCATATTCAGATATTCCTCTTCTATACTCTTCAAAATACTCCCCCGGAATTGGAACTGAGGCAAAAATAGATATAGTTGTTGGGCAAGGATCTAGTGTAATAGATTTTGTAATTAAAAATTATGGTTATTCTTACAGTGTTGGTGACATTCTTACGGTAGATGTGGGAGGAAACACAGGAATACCAACAGATATTTCAAAACCATTTGAAGAATTTTCGATAATAATAGATAAAGTAACTAAGGATAATTTTTCTGGATGGTCAGTAGGAAACTTACTAAAATTAGATAATTTTAGCTCTAAATTCAATGGATTGAAAAAAACATTTACTTTAACATTAAATGGAAATATATTTACCATAATTTCAAAATCTGGATCTAATATTGATACCAAAGCAACAATATTGGTATTGTTGAATGATGTTATCCAAATACCAAACGAATCTTACATATTTGATGGTGGAAATAATATAACATTCTTGGAACCTCCAAATGAAGATGATAATTGCGAAATACTTTTTTACAGAGGTACAAGTGGAATAGATGTTGTAGATGTTGATATTATTGAGACTTTAAAAGTAGGAGATTCCTTAGATATAAATGGTGATGATAGAAATTTTGATGAATTATCTAGATTGGTTGAAAATATAAATTCTCCAACATCTGTCATTACAAACTTATATTCTTCTGTTGGGGTTTCTTCAAACTTAGAGTTTTTTAGACCAGTAAATTGGTGCAAACAAAGAAATGATTTAATTATAGATGATACAAATATCACAAAAGATAGAATAGAGTATCTTCCAAATATAAATCCAGTGGCAAAATTAATAAAAACCATTGGTATTGGAGATACAAATATTTTTGTAGATTCTGTAAAAACATTTTTTGACTATAAAAATGAAAATCCTGCAAGTATTGATTTTATTAATAAAATAGAAATAATAGAAGATTCTGAGAAAACATGTGCAATTTCTACCGCAGTAGTATCACAATCTGGAACAATTACTTCTATTGATGTTGTTGATGGTGGATCCGGATATTCACAACAACCTTCGGTAACTATAGCATCTCCAGTAACTGGCGTTAAGGCCACAGCAACTGCCAATTTATCTTCTGGTAGAGTAAGTTCAATAACAATCAACAATCCAGGATCTGGATATTTAAATATATCTCCACCTTTAGTAATAGTAGAATCTCCTACTACCAAAAAAGAAATTTTAAATGGAGTGTCTTATAGTGGAGATTTTGGAATTATTTCTGCAGTCAATAAAGTTTCTGTTGGATATGCAGTGACTGGACTTCAATTTGATTTAGTAATTCCAGAAAATTCTGTCCTTAAAGATTCTAGATATTTAAACCCACCAATATCAGATAATTCTAGTGGAATACAGAGTTCATATTATTTTGAAGTATTTAATTCAAATATTGGAAATGGAATAACTTCTTTGGATGAAAATGGATCTATAATAGGAATAGGGACCAGTTTTATTGATAATGTATATAAAGTGGCTTCTATTTCTGTGGGATCAACACAAGCTTATGGAATAGGTCCAGTTTCATTAGTTAAAGTAGTTGTAAGTGTTTCAGATTATAATGGTATTGGCGCCGGATTTAGCAATTTCTATGGTGAATATAGTTGGGGACTTATAGAAACGGGTTCTTCAACACCACAAAAAGAATTTTTAGTCAATACTGATTATGGTGTTGTTGGACTTAATAGTACACCAACAATAAGAAGACTTAATTCTTTAAAGAATTCTGGTTACACAATAACCTAATAAATAGTTTTAAAAATTTAAATAAATGTCTGCAATTATTACTGACCAATTTAGGATTTTAAATTCAGATACCTTTATATCTTCCGTAGGATCTACAAATTTTTGTTATTATTCCTTCATTGGATTGACAAACTCTTCGGATTATAAATCAGATTGGGACAATTCTCCACCAGCACCAATAGATTCTTTCAACTATAATAATGATGTATGGGATACTATTGTTGGATTAACAAGAATAAACTCAGATGATGTTAGGAAGGTTGTCAGAAAGATACGATGGGTTTCTGGAACCACTTATGACATGTACAAAAATGATATAAGTAGAGATCGACCAACAACATCAAACAATTCTTCTCTTTATAGTTCGAATTATTATGTATTAAATTCAAATTATAGGGTTTATATTTGCTTAAATAACGGAGTCAATCCAGAAAATCCGGAAGGTAGACCATCATTAGATGAACCAAATTTTACAGATCTTGAACCAAGACCAGCAGGTGATAGTGGCGATGGATATATTTGGAAGTATCTTTATACAATAAATCCAAATGACATTGTAAAATTTGAAACTGCCAATTACATACCAGTTCCATCGGATTGGAAAACTAATTCACAATATGCTGCCGTAAGAGAAAATGCAGCAACTAGTGGGCAATTAAAAATGATTACCATTTCAAATAGAGGAAGTGGTCTTGGAAATATACCTCAAACTTACTCTGACATTGATATTGTTGGGGACGGAACTGGGGGGAAAGCTACCGTTGTTGTGGGTGAAGATTTTACGGTAGAATCTGTTGAAGTCACTTCTGGAGGATCTGGATATACATTTGGATCTTTGGATTTAAGTTCAGGAGGTCTTCTGGTAGACAGTTCTTCAACATCTCCAGTTTTCAATGTAATCATTCCCCCTCCAGGTGGACATGGAAGTGATATTTATAGAGAGCTTGGTGCATTCAGCGTTTTATTGTATAGTAGAATTGAAAATGATGATCAGAATCCAAACTTTATTACAGGAAATAAAGTAGCAAGAATTGGAATAATAAAAAATCCAAGAAAACCAGGTTCCGAAGATTTATTATCAGACAATAAAATTAGTGGAACAAAAGCATTAAAATTAAAAGGTGTATTAAGTTCTAATGATTTTCAAAATACAACATTTACACAAAATTCTCAAATAACTCAAACTATCGGAACAGGAAAAACGGCAGTAGGAAGAGTTATTTCATATGATAACAACACTGGCGTTCTTAAATATTGGCAGGATAGATCATTAGCTGGTTTTAATACTGCTTCATTAATTCAAAGCACACAAACGCCAGAATATGGATATAATGCATATTCTTTCACATCTACTCCGGAAGCAGGAGGATCGATAGAAATTATTGGAGGAACTAAAACACTAGGTATTGATACTGGATTTAGTGGTCTGACTACGGTCATAAATAATACGACTACCTATAATCTGGGACAAGAGTTTGATTCTGGCTTATCCGATCCTGAAGTAGAAAAATATTCCGGGGATATTATCTATATTGATAATAGACCTTCTATTACAAGATCAGCCAATCAAAAAGAAGATATCAAGGTTATTTTACAATTTTAAGTAAAAAATCATGCCACAGGAAACTAACTTAAACGTATATCCATATTTTGACGATTATGATCCTTCTGATAAGGATTTTCATAGAGTATTGTTTAAACCAGGTTATCCTGTTCAAGCTAGGGAATTGACTACATTACAGTCAATCTTACAGTCCCAAATTGAAAGATTTGGGACTCATATTTTTACTGATGGATCAAAAGTTCTTGGTGGTGAATTATCTTATAATAATAGACTTGAATATGTAATTGTTGAAAATGATTATTTTGGAGTAGATGTTCAAATATATTTGAACTTTTTAAATGGAGCAGTAATAGTAGGAAGAACAAGTGGAGTAAGAGCTGAGATAATTTTTTCTCTCTCAAAACAGAATTCTTTTATTGGAAATGCTACAATATATGTAAAATATTTAAGTCCAGGAACAGATGCAAATAAAAGTGAAAGATTTATAGATGGGGAAATTTTAGAAGTAGAAAGCGATCAACCAAATCTAGATGATGATGAAGAAGGTGCAATTATTGTAGATGGAATACAAAGATTTTTATCTGCAGGTGAAGGATTTTGCCTTACAAGGAATGAAAATTCTACTGGGCGTGCATCTTCGGCAAAAATAGAATCTGGTGTTTTCTTTATTAGAGGATATTTTATAAATGTTGGCGAATCTACAATACTTTTGGATCCATATAGCAACATAAGTAATTATAAAGTAGGTTTAAGAATCCAAGAAAGAATTATAAATTCTGATGAAGATTCTTCTTTGAACGATAATGCAAATGGATTCTCAAATTATACTGCACCAGGTGCAGATAGATTCCAAATATTTGCGTACTTAGATAAAAAAGAATTAAATGATGTAGAAACAAATGATTTTGTCACTTTAAGTGAAATAAGAGATGGTGAAGAAATATCTTCAAGAAATTTACCTCGATATAATGAACTTGCAAATGAATTTGCAAGAAGAACTTTTGATGAATCTGGAAATTATTACGTAAAATCTCCAAATTTATCGATAAGAGAAACTTTAAATGATTTAAAAGGTAATAATGGAATCTTTACAAGTGATAAAAAAACTTATAACGGAAATACTCCAAGCGAAAGTTTAGGAACTTATGTAATATCCCCAACAAAAGCTTATGTGATGGGATATGAAATAAAAACAATAGGATCAACATACATTGATTTTAAAAAACCAAGAACTGCAAAAAATTTACAAAATCAAAGTGTAAATTATTTCACTGGACCAACATATACTCTCAACAATGTATATGGATCACCAAAAATTGGTTTTTCTGATTATTTTGTAAGTTTACATTTGGATAGGGTAGGATCTGATAAAAATTTACCCGGTGGAAAGGAAATTGGAATTGCAAGAGTTTATGATTTTGCTCTAGAATCTGGATCTTACGACGCAACAAACCCAGAATCTAACCAATGGGATTTATCTCTTTATGATATTCAAACATACACAGAAATCACTTTAAACGAACCAATTACTTTAACTGTTCCCACACAAATAAAAGGAAATTCCAGTGGAGCTATTGGTTACATTAGAAATGATGTCAATAATTCTGGAATTATAACTGCATACAGCATTAGCGGAAAATTCTCTATTGGGGAAAGTTTTACTATTGATGGAATAAGAAATAGTAGAATTTCTACTGCGGTAAATTCCTATGGATCCAGTGATGTAAAATCTCTTTATGGGATTGTTGGTTCCGCTTATACCTTTACTGCAGACGTAAAGCAATCAATATCGTCTGATTTTGGATTTGTTTCTATAAGTGAAGGAACATCTGGAGTTAGCACAGTAACTTCTGCCGATGTAGTATTTACAAATTCGGTAAAACCAAATTCTGTTGTAGCATATACAAATCCAGGGAATAGTCTACCAACATTTTCCAAAGTACTTACAGTAACTGCGTCAAGTTTAACAATACAAGCAGTTACTTCTGTTGCAGGAGTTTGTGATGGAACTCTTCCAACCACAAGTATAACTCCATCGGATTTTAGAGTTTTAGGATCCAAATTCCAAAGTTCTGAGGATAATACATTATATACTAATTTACCAAAACCCAACGTTAAATCCGTTGATTTTACGGGGTCTGATTTAACAATAAGAAAACAATTTACTGTTTCTGTTTCCGGAGGATCTTTCAGCGTAAGTGCAGATCCAAATGAAACTTTCTTGCCATTTGATGAAGAAAGATATTGCTTAGTAAATGAAAATGGTTCTACTGAAGAACTTACGCAAGATAAGATTACATTTTCTTCGGGATCTTCACAATTGACAATTAGTGGATTAAGCAATAATGGAAATGCAAAATTAATTGCAACTCTCAGAAAAGTAAATGTAACTTCAAAAATTAAATCAAAAAATAACATAAATTCTATAATCATAAGTAAATCAAAATATGAATCTTCCGGAATTGGATCAACAACTTTAAATGACGGATTGGAATATGGAAACTATCCATATGGTACAAGAGTGCAGGATGAAGAAATTTCTTTAAATGAATCTGATGTGGTAAGAATTTTGGGAATTTATGAATCTAGCGATGTCAATGATCCAGAGATTCCAAAAATTGTTTTTTCATCTTTGAATGGTCCATCAGGAAATACTCAAGATTTAATACTTGGAGAAGAATTTATTGGTGCAGAGAGTAATGCTACCGGAGTTTTTGTTGAAAGAAATTCAAACTTAGAGATTTTCTACACTAAATTGTCATCAAATTCAATTATCCCCGGAGAAATATTGAAGTTTAAAACTTCTGGAGTAAATGCTGCGGTTTCTTCAATAGATTCTGAGAATAATGATGTAACAAACAATTATACATTTAACAATCAACAAAAAAATACAATATATGACTATTCAAAAATAGTAAGAAAAGTTTCAAAAAAAGAACCAAAGAGAAAGTTAAAAGTAATATTTGAGTCTTCATCAGTTTCAGTTTCTGGAGATATTGTAACTACAAATTCATATGATCAGTTTGATTATTGCAATATACCAAAAATAAATGGAGTTAGAAATAGTGATGTTATAGACGTTAGACCTAGAGTTTCTAACTATACGGTATCAGAAAATAAAAGATCGCCATTTGAGTTTTTAGGTAGATCTATAGATGAAAATAATAACTCATCCGAGTACATCTTAGCATCTGATGAGTCTTCATTATTAAACTATTCTTTTTACTTGCCCAGAATAGATAAAATTTACTTATCAAAAGATGGCACTTTCCAACTTGCAAGTGGAGAACCAGCGGAAAATCCACAATTACCACAACCAATTTTAGGTTCTATCGAAATTGCCCAAATAGATCTTCCAGCATATTTGTGCGACCTCAAAGATGCAAAAATTACTTTGAGAGATTATAAGAGATATCAGATGGCTGATATCAAAAAACTTGAAGATAGAATTAAAAATTTGGAGTATTATACTTCACTTTCAATACTGGAGTCAAATACTTCAAACTTGCAAATAATAGATTCTGATGGTTTAAATAGATTTAAATCTGGATTTTTTGTTGACGATTTTTCCACAACAAAAACTCAAAAGAAATTATTAGGATCAAGAAATTCAATTGATATTTCAAATTCAGAATTAAGACCTGCGCACTATTCAACTCAAGTCGATCTTTTATTGGGTTCAAATTCTCTTTCCGGAATAGGAGTTTCTCCAAGTCAGACAACTGACGCAAAATTTGCGACAGATTTAGTTGGATCTAATGTAAAGAGAGTTGGTCAATTAGTTCTTTTGGATTATGAAGAAGTTTTAGAAATTGACCAAGTATATTCAAGCCAAGTTGCAAACGTTTCTGCATATTCCTCTTCAAACTTTAATGGTACAATAGATCTTTTCCCATCATCTGATGTTTGGGTGGATCAAATTAGAGCAGAACCAAAGACAGTCAATGTTGAAGGAGATTATGTTAAAACAATAAATGAGGTTGAAGATGAAGGTTTTGATCAACAGGCAGGATTTACCCCAGCAGTTTGGAATTCTTGGGAAACTGTTTGGACTGGGGAATCAGTTAAAAAAGAATCTGAAGAGGTGAGAGTTGGAAATCAAGTAGTTAGAGAAGATTATGAACAAGTTACTAAGACTGGAACTTCAACAAGAACCGGAAAAACAAAAATTGTAAGAGAAACTTTTGATAATACTTCTTTTGGTGACCAGGTTTTAGATTCAAGAGTTGTTCCATATTTGAGATCCAGAAACATCGAATTCACTGCAAGAAGATTGAAACCATTTACCCAAATGTATTCATTCTTTGATGGTGTTGATATTTTAGGATATACTTTCCCCAAATTGGTTAAAATTTCCATGATAAGTGGCACATTCCAAGTTGGAGAATTGGTTGTGGCCTTCTCAAAAAATAGAAAAAATAAAATTGGATCAGCAGCAGCAAAAAGAGTTAACACTTTAATATCTGGAAAATCTTTTAGTTGCAGAGTTGCAAAATCAAATCATAAGTTTGGCCCATACAATTCGCCAACCGAAACTTTCGTTAAAAATCCCTACAACAGAAATGAAACTTTATCTGAAAATTACTCATCTTCTTCGGAAATTTTGAATTTGGACACCTATTCATTGGCAAACAAACCTCAAGGTGAATATTATGGAAATCTTGAAGTTGGAATGGTTTTAAGAGGAAGAAGTAGTGGTGCTACTGCTAGAATAGAATCATTGGATCTAGTTACAGACCAATTAGGAGATTTACTTGGATCAATTTGGATTCCTAACCCAAATACTGACGTAAATCCAAAATTTGAAGCTGGAACTAAAGTATTCAGATTATCAAATAGTTCTACAAATTCTCTAATAGAAGGTGTTACAACCAGTTCAGCAGAAGAAAATTATTATTCTGAAGGAAAAGTAAATACTGTTCAAGAAAATATATTGATCACCAGAAATGCATCTGTTGTTACAGAAGATGTAACAGAAACTAAGGATGCGCAAGAAGTAGGTCCTAATGAACTTGTTAACAGCACTGTAATTAGAACTATTCCATCACCCACACCATACTCACCTCCATCTCCTTCTTCACCATCAAGACCAAATACACCACAACCACCAATACAACAACAACCAACAAAACAAGAAGAGATTATCATTAACAGGGCTGGACCAAAAATTGGTGCTCCTGCTGCGGAAAGACTAAACAATTATCTTTCAGACTCTGGTATTAATGCACAAGTGAAGCAAGGAGATTCAAATGCCAGAGGTCAAAAACTTTTTGATAGAGCACAATCAGTCAATCCTCAACCAAATATAAAATATGGAAATACTGGATCATCAAATAACAATAACAGAAACAATAATGCAGGAAATAAAAACAATAATAATAGAAATAAGGAAAGAAAGAGAGCTGATGAAAAAATTGCAAAAGATTTTGGTAAAACTATTGGACTTTGAAAATAATTAATGTCATTAACATAAATACTTAATAAAGTATAAGAAATGAAATTATTAAATCCCTTAGCACAATCATTCTATGTTGAACATAGCAATGGAATGTTTGTGACTTCTATTGACTTATATTTTTATAGAAAAGACAATAATCTCCCAGTAACTGTTCAATTGAGACCCATGGAATTGGGTCAACCTTCTAGAACAGTATATCCTTTTGGGGAAGTTGTTTTATCTCCTTCGGACATTGAAACCACAGAATTTGGAATTATTCCAACAAGGGTAACATTTCCATCGCCAGTATATCTAACAGGCAATCAATTTCATTCAATAGTCATTTCTTCAAATTCTGATAGTTATTTACTTTGGATTGCAGAAATGGGTCAAGTTGATAGTGGTTCTGATAATCAAGTTATTATTGATAAACAACCTCTCAATGGAGGACTCTTCAAATCTCAAAATTCTTCAAGTTGGATAGAAGAACCATATCAAGATTTGAAGTTTAAACTATATAGAGCAAACTTTACTCAACCAACAGGTGATATCAATTTTTATAGTCCAGAGTTAAGTGTAGGGAACAGTCAAATTGCAAACTTGACTTCAAACTCATTTGAAATGGATTCTAGATTCATAAGAATAAAATTAGATCAATCCTTGACAGGTTCAAATTTAACATTGGGAAATACCGTAGAACAAGATTCATCCGATGGTTCTGGGGACTATGTGGGATCTGCGGGATCAGCAACTGGTTCTTTAAACATAATAAATGGTGGAATAGGATATGTTGGTCCAGCAACTTACTTTAATGCAAGTTTAGTTTCTTTAACAGGAACTGGTGCAGATGCTACGGCAGACATAGAAATTGATAGTAGTGGAGTAGCTATAGCAGCATCAATAACTTCTGGTGGTAGTGGTTATGTTGCCGGTGATGTTCTTACAGTAGAAACTCTTGGTGGTAGTAAGTTAGGAAGAAATCTGAGATTATCTTTGGTCGGTATTGCAGGAACTAATGAACTTTTATTGGATAATGTTCAAGGAGAATTTAAAGAAGGTGTCGGTTACAATTTAAATTACATAAACAATTCTGGAACCTCAACACCTTTGGGAAGTAATATTATAATACCAATAGGTGGAAAAACAATTATTAATGATGGACTTCATATAAAGGTAAATCATAAAAATCACGGAAACCATTCACCAACAGATAGAGTTTCTATTTCAAATGTAGTAAGTGATATAAAACCAATAACATTGACTGCCGATTATGATAAAAATTCTACTGGCGAGTTATTTGTAAATTCAACCACAAATTATGGAACCTTTGAAAATTTACCAGTTTCTTTTTCAAATCCAGGATACGTTGCAATAGATGATGAGATCATTAGTTATAATGGAACAACTGCAACTTCTCTTACAGGAATAACAAGAGGAATTGATGGAACAAAAATTGAAGATCATTTCTCCGGAGATGTTGTAGGAAAATATGAATTAAATTCTATTTCTTTGAGAAGGATAAACAAAACCCATAGATTAGAAGAAGTTACTTTACCCGATCCAATAGGTTTGGATTATTATTACATAAAACTGAGAACAGGATCTACGGATAGTGATGGATCTACTTTGATTGGAGTTGATAGAAGTGTAGACCCTAAACTTTATATTAAAGAATCCAAGTCAACTGGAGGTGAAGATATAAATGCAACTCAGAATATTCAATATAATATCATAAGACCAACAGTTCAGACACTGACTCTTAGTGGAACAACTATAACACCTTCCATTAGAACAGTTTCAGGAAGAAGTATTGATGGATCGGAAACTTCTTTTGAGGACAATGGATTTGAGTCTATAAATTTAGATTCTAACAACTATCTTTCAAGTCCAAGAGCAATATTTTCAAAAGTTAATGAGTCTATTGGATTAAATAATCTTCCAGGAAACAAATCATTAACATTAAATTTACAGTTGTATAGTGGAGATTCTTATGTTTCTCCAACAGTAGATTTGGATAGAGTTGGACTTATTTTAACCTCAAACAGAGTTAATAAGAGAATAGAAAATTATTCCACAGACGATAGAGTTTCTAGTTTAGAAAAAGATCCAACAGCATTTACATATGCATCAAATATAATATCCTTAGAAGTTCCAGCAACTTCTATAAAACTTCTATGTACTGCTTATGTTAATACATTTAGTGATTTAAGAGCATTTTATTCAATTCAAAAAGATCCATATGAAGATCCAATATATTTTCCATTCCCCGGATTCAATAATTTGAATAATCTTGGTCAAACTATAGATGAATCTCTTTCCGATGGAAATCCAGATAGAAGAGTTCAAAAAGTAGATTTATTGACAAATGAAAGTCCTCTTGAAGCATTTAGAGAGTATGAATTTACTGAAAATAATTTAGAATCTTTTAGATATTTTAGCATTAAACTTGTTGGAACTTCTACAAACCAGGCATATCCACCAAGAATTAAAGATTTAAGAGTTATTGCTGTTGCATAATGAAAAAGAAAGTAAAAGAAGATTTGAATTTGGTTAGAGATGAGAGTACAAACGCTATTCTCAATACAAACCACTTAGAATACCAAAATTATTTGAATTTGAAAAGAAGTAAGCAAAACAACTCCAAAAAAATTGAAAATTTGGAAAATGAAATGGGTGAAATTAAAAATAATATTGAAGAAATAAAGTCAATGCTTTCATCTTTAATGAATAACATGAAATGATAGATATTATAGGAAAAAAGTAAACTGTAAAGAATAATGGCACAACCATCATCAAGACAAGAACTAATAGATTATTGCAAAAGAAAACTGGGACATCCAGTATTGGAAATTAATGTTGCTGATGAGCAGATAGAAGATCTTGTTGATGATGCAGTGCAATTTTTCCAAGAAAGAC